ATTCTCAAGCTAACCACATGCAAGCCGCTTTTCGGCAACAAACAGCCGAACCGCACCGGAACACATTGGATTGTTTTCATGAAGGAGACGCAATGACCTTTGATTTTAGCAACACGACACCGAACCCGCCCAGACCACCGATCATCATCCCCTACGGCGACACCCCGTACGCCCTGCAACTCACCAACGACGGCGGCACAAAACTCATACAACTCAACACCACCGGCCACACCACGCTCGCCACACTCAAACCATCGCAAACAGAAACGTTCGCCTACCGCCTCCAAGACGCCATAGGAGCAACCAGATGAACAACGCTGACGGAGCCATCGCGACCCTGCTCAGAACAGCCATCAACCACCGGCTCGACGGGAACACGAAGGCATACCACCGAACCCTCAACACGATACGCCTCGCCATCGAAGCCAACATCCCCAAACCAGAACAGATACCACTCGAGGACACCAAATGAACAGGAAAACCCGCAAACCGAACTACACGCTCCGCCGCATCAAGACGCTAATCGCCATCATCGCCTGCACCGCGTCGGCGACCCTGCTGGTCACGTGGCGGACGGCGGACTCGCAGACCGCCACCATCCTCGCCGTCATCATCTACCTGCTGACCGGCCTATGGCTGACCGTACGGTTCGCCCCACGCGAATAAAGACTTCCCACGCCAGCCACTCAGCCCCACCCACTCGTCATGGTGTGGCACACAACTTGCAACAAGCAAAGGGAAACAATGAGCACGATACGCTACATCAGCCTGTTCAGCGGCATCGAAGCGGCGACAGTGGCCTGGCAGCCACTCGGATGGGAGCCAATCGCATACGCCGAAATCGAACCGTTCCCCAAAGCGGTACTCAAACACCATTATCCAAACGTTCCGGACCTGGGAGACGTGACCAAAGTTGACTGGAAACAATACCACCATGCGGCAGATGTCGTTGTGGGAGGAAGCCCCTGCCAAGCCTTCTCGATCGCCGGCCTCAGGAAGGCTTTGGACGATCCACGCGGCCAGCTCATGCTCGAATATCTCCGAGCTTGCGCAGAGATTGATCCGGAATGGATCGTCTGGGAGAACGTGCCCGGAGTACTGTCGGCTGAACACGGACGGGCTTTCCAGTCGCTCCTTGAAGCCGTGGCCGAACTCTGGCCTGATGGGGGGGCGGCATGGAGAGTGCTGGACGCTCAGTTCTTCGGTGTGGCCCAACGACGCGAGCGTGTGTTCCTTGTCGTCAACACTAGAGACTGGCGACGTGCCGCCCCGGTACTTTTTGAGCGCGAAAGCCTGTGCTGGGATCATCCGTCGAGCAGAGAGAAGAGGAAAAGCCTTGCCGGAGGAACTGCTGGCGTTGCTGAAAACGCAGATGCAAACGACGGATGCAGTACGCCGGTGATAAAAGCGTTCAAATGGAATCAAGGTGCGAAAAGCCGAAGCTTGGCGATTGGTGAAGTGAGTCCCACTCTCAGCACCGAACATAATCCAGCCATCTACTGCTATGGCTCGACGCAGGCGAACAGCGCCAGAGAGGTGGACATGTCATCAACATTGACGGCCCATGCCGCCAAAGATACGCCAATCGTCTTTCCGACAAACGATGAACGCATGACGGTTCGCAGGTTAACTCCACTGGAATGCGAACGGCTCCAGGGATTCCCGGACGGGTGGACGGACATCCCATGGAAAGGCAAGAAGCATTCACCGGACAGTCCACGTTACAAGGCGTTGGGGAATTCAATGGCCGTCCCGGTCATGAGATGGATCGGTGAAGGAATTCAACTCGTCGAAGACAACAAGGAACTTTTCAAGAAGGAAACCACATCATGAACGAAAACAAACCACAGGCGGCAACATGGGCGCTCGGCCTCAACATCGACCCCTCCGACCCAGTGTTCATCGCCGCACTCGACATGCCGCTGGACGCATTCAAAGGCGGCCTGATCAGCGTCACCCTGGCCGCCAACATGGACGAGGCCACCGCACTCGCCGCCAGAATCGCTTGCCAGTCCATCGACAAGGCGCTCAGACGTCACCTCGAACGCGGAGGCGACAACGACACTCCGGAAATGCTCACCGGCATCCACATCGGCCCGATGGGCGACATTCGGGACGCCCGGCCATGACCGACCTGCTCACGCCACCGAAGGCATGACGCCAGAACAAATTCTTCCCATGCGCTTAGTGCGATTGGCGTATGGGACTTCGGGTGGAACGGCACGACAGGAACCGTCCACCGGCATCGTACGGGCTTTTGAAACCATTCCCCCATACGAAGCCGGAAGCTTAAGGGCACCGAACACGGTTCCGACCGGCGGGTTCGACTCCCGCACCACCCACGCAAACCATCAACAGATCGGAGAACACCATGGAAAACAACAACCCAGCACGTCTCGGCAAAGGCCAGACGTACTTCATCGACCGATACTGCCCGCCCGACGACCATGAGTGACGATCTGCTCACGCCCTCCGAATTGGCCGTCATGCTCGGCATGAGCGCACGCACCCTTGCCAACTGGCGGTCTAACGGCAAGGGCCCGCCATATTTGAAGATCGGCGTGGAACCGCCCGAAGGCCATCAGGACAGGCGCAAAGTCAGATACCAGCGTCAAACCGCGGAACGGTGGGCTTTGGCGCACAAGTACCAGAGGACGGTGGCGAGATGAGAAACGGCATGTTCGTTCCAACGACACGGATTAAAAGCAGTCCAGACGTCAAAAAACGACGGGAAAGCACGCTTCGACACCGGCAAGCCGACCCTCACGCAGCAGGGAATCGACGTGGACAAGCTAATCCGCGACAACCACGAGTTCATCGAAAACGTAAGGAAAGGAACACGTTGAAACACGAATACACGGACGGCGAACTCGCCGAACTGAAAAGCATTTACGACGAGTCAGGCAAAGCGGGATTAAGCCGTGACGAAATGCGAGCCATGCGCAAAGCCGGACTCGTCGCACAAACCACCCAAAACACAGTAAAGGCACCAGACACCATGACCGCCACCACTACTCCAGTCCAAGAACGGAAGCCCACGACTCCGGAGAACCCACGCGCCGTCATCGCGAACGCGCTGGTCGGCATCTACGACTCCATCTCGGCATTGCAGCGTGCCGCATACCATGCCAACGACAAGGTCGTCTACATGTTCGCCACCAAGCTGCTGAACAGCGAATTGATGGATTTGAAAGCCAACTACAGCAAGGATGCGGCGAGATGAGACTCAATTTCAATAGCAAGGATGGTGTTTTCACCATCAAAGCCGCAAACGAAGAGGAAAAACACCAGCTCAAAACGTCGGCGGTCGCCATCTGCAATCTCATCATCGATTTTTTCGATGGTGAAATCTTGGAAGAGAAAGTGACGAAGGAATGAAGCGTATCCCACTCAAGGACACGGAACGCTACACGGTCGAGCGGTTCAGGCAGTGCAAGAAGACGGAACGTCATCTCGCGTGGTTGAAGAGTCGTAAGGCGGGTGTGGGCGGGTCTGACATGAGCACGATCCTCGGCCTTAACGCTTACAAAACGCCTTACGAATTGTGGCTTGAGAAGACCGGCCGTGTGGAACCGGAGGATATTTCCGACAAGTGGGCAATCGTCAAGGGCAACGCCTTGGAGAACGAGCTCAGGAAGCGTTTCCGTGCCAATCATCCGGAGATGCTCGTCACGGACGGCACCGACAAGCAGTTCATCGCCCGCGAGAGGCCATACCTGCGCGCGTCTCTTGACGGCATCCTGCAAGGTGAGGACGGGAGTTTCGGGATCCTCGAAATCAAGACTGCCGGCAATCGTCGAGCGGGGGACTGGCATGACGAGGACGGCAACCTCCGAATCCCGCCATATTACTTGGCTCAAGTCGAGTTCTATGCGCTCGTCACTGGATGGACATGGGGCTACGTGTACGCGGCCATCGGAGACGACGAGCCGGTAGAGATCCCGTTCGAGGCCGACGTGGAGGATATGGCCGCGATCGACAAGGCCGCATCCGACTTCTGGCATTTCGTCACCACCGACACGCCACCGCAGCTCACCACAGGCGGGGACGTGCAGAAGGCGTTCCCGGAACCCACGCCGGACATCGTGGACGAAAGCGACGATGACGACCTGTACGACCTGCTCGCAAGATACGAGAGCGCCACCGGAATGCTCCATGACATGAAGGCCGCTCAGAAGGAATTGCAGGAGCAGATCATCCTGCGCATCGGCTCGCATACGGGCGTGCGCTGCGGCAACCTCCAAGCCACCTACAAGCCGACGACCCGCAAGGAATACGTCATCAAAGCCACCACATACCGCAAATTCACATTCAAATCTACCGAAGAAAAGGAGCAATAATCATGGGACAGATCGCACAGCAGGCGCAAGGCCGGCAGATGGTCGAAATGACGCCGAAGAAGAACCTCCAGATGCTGATGCGGAAAAGCTGGCCGCGCATCGCCAGCGTCGTCGGCAACAACATCAGCCCCGACCGCCTCTACCAGATGTGCGTGTCCGCGATCAACAAGACGCCGAAACTCGCGGAATGCTCGCCGCAAAGCGTGCTCTCATGCTTCATGACCTGCAGCGCGCTCGGGTTGGAACCGTCCAACGTGGACGGATTGGGACGAGCCTACGTGCTTCCCTTCTACAACAAGAAATCCGGCGTAATGGAAGCCACGTTCATCATGGGCTACCGTGGCATGATCGACTTGGCGCGGCGTAGCGGCCAGCTCGTGGACATCAGCGCCCGAGCCGTACACCAGGGAGACGAATTCTCATACTCGTATGGTCTGGACGAGGAGCTGCACCACGTGCCATGCGCCAACCCCGGCGAACTGACCCACGTGTACATGGTCGCGCATTTCAAGGACGGCGGACACTACTTCCTCGTCCTTAACCGTCAGGAGATCGAGCAGGCGAGGGCACGCAGCAAGAGCGGCAACTTCGGCCCGTGGAAGACCGATTACGAGGCCATGGCGAAGAAGACCGCCATCCGTCGCGCCGCCCCATACCTGCCTTTGACCGTGCAGGCGCAGACCGCCGCCTCCAATGACGACACCACGCCTGACTACAGCGACGTGTTCCAGCCGGTGCTCGATGACGATAATGCGGAAGAAGCCGATGACGTGACCGCCGAAGTCATGGAAGCGGATACGCCGGAGGATACCGAAGCCGACGCGAAGGAGGCTGAGTGATGGCAGGGGAGACCGTTATCACGATCGTCGGCAATCTGACCGCCGACCCGGAATTGCGCACGACCCGCAATGGCAGTGCGGTGGCGAATTTCAGCATCGCCGCAACGCTGCGAACGTTCGACAAGCAGTCGAACCAGTGGATTGACGGGGATGCGCTCTTCATCCGCTGTTCTGCTTGGCGTGACCTCGCCACTCATTGCGCGCAGAGTCTCGCGAAGGGCATGCGTGTGATCGCGCAGGGCATGCGTGTGATCGCGCAGGGCATGCGTGTGATCGCGCAGGGCAGGCTTACGCAGCATTCGTGGGAGGACGAGCAGCATCAGAAGCGTTCCGCCGTGGAATTGCAGGTGGATGAGATCGGCCCGTCCCTGCGTTATGCGACCGCTCAGGTGCAGAAGATGCAGTCAGGCGGATACCAGGGCGGCAACGCCAATGGTGGCGGCTATCAGCAGCCGCAGCAGGCGCGGCAGCAGTCGCAGGCTCCGGCCGATGACCCGTGGGGCGCGCCGGCCGGAGAGCCTGACTTCTGATGATGCGCGAATGGATAGAGCCGCCGGACGTCGAGCCGGTCTGCCCGAGGCATGGGTGCGCGTTGTATCCGGCGCGCCCCATCCCATGCCCCGAATGCGAGCTCGAAGCCGAGGAAGAGGAGGCCGACCATTATGAGAGAGATTGACATCGCGATCAGCAGGCAACTGTGGTGGACGCAGAACCGTCGAAGCAGCAGCTGGGCGGTGCCATACGCCAAGAAGAAGCGGGTCAAGGACGCCGCCCGCATCACCTTCCGCAGTCTCATCAACGCCGGCAGACTCACGCGCCCGACGCATTGGCCGGTGCACGTGACAGCCATCATCCACCCGCTCACCCACGGACGGTTCGACCCCGAGAACGCGGCCCCCATGGTCAAGGCGATACTCGACGGCATCACCCAGTCAGGCTACTGGCCCGACGACAACGCCATATACGTGACAGGCCCCGACTACCGGCTCGGCGAACCCAGCACGCAGAAGGGCGTCTACCACATCACCATCAGAATCGAGGACACGAAATGAGCTGTCAATACAAGGTTTTCCCGGTGTTTTGGACTGGCAGTGGCATTAATCGTTGCTTGTCCAATATTGAGTTGCTTGAAAAAGCTCTGAATGATGGTTGGAAGATTGTACGAATGGACACCATCCCGCCACTGGAAGTCCCATGTGACGCACTCGTCTACATTCTCGAAAAGGAAAGCGAGGACGCGAAATGAGCAGGACTGATACCACCGCCATGCTGTCACAACTGGTGGAGAGAGGTAGACGATGAGCGGGACCCGCCGATATCGTAAGCTCTCCGCCGAGGCGTTGGGCACGCTGCTGAGGCTTATCTCTGAGGATGAGTTGACGCCGAAGCAGATCGCGGAGCGCGCCGGAGTGTCACGCCAACAGGTCTACGAGTACCGGAAGAAACTCAAGAACCATGAGCAGACCGCGCCGTTGACCGACATGTCCACGCTTGTGATCCATCAGCGAGTCGTCTTCCGCCCGGACATGACCAACGAGAACCCGGATGACGTGAACGGGCCGAGCCTCATCGACCCGGACAGCAGCTTCGAATGTTCCCGATGCGGCCAGTCCATGAGCCGTGAATGGTTCACCATCGAAGGCAACCGAATCAAACCGGATTTCCGCTATTGTCCCGGCTGCGCGGGCGTGGCTACCCCATACAGGGATGACACGATAAGCCCCGATGTGAGGGAGTCCGGAGATGGGCAACTGGCGTGACAAGGCCGCTTGCCGTGACATGGACCCTGACTTGTTCTTCCCCACCACACGGAAGGAGGAACGATTGGCCCTCAAAGCCTGCTCCACATGCCCGGCGATACACGAATGCGCACGGTACGCGGAACATGCCCTGATAAACGGCTACCCGCTGCAAGGCATATGGGGCGGCATAAACAGAAGCAAAAGCAACAACTACAAGGACAACGAAACGGAGATAAGCGAATGAGTATCGCGGACGATGAAGCCGAGAAGGCGTATCCGACCCGCCACTGGGAAGGAACGCATGTCAAGGAACAGTTTTGCTGCGACACGGACGATCTACAGGAAGCGTACCTGCGCGGCCGCAACGCACCACCGGCCGATGCCGAGGTCGAGGCCGTGGCGAAAAGACTGTGCTACCTCTCACAACCGCCACTCTGGTTCCCGACCGAGCCGCCAGCCGAACAAGAGAAGAACCTATGGCGGAACATGGGCATGTGCGACGCGCAAGACGAATGGCTTGACAAGGCACGAGACCTGCTCGAAACCGCACGGAAGGCGGTAAACGAATGAGCAAGACGATCAAGTATGTGGAATGCGCCCACTGCGGCGAGGTTGTCGGCGCATATTACGTGACATGCCCCTACTGCGGGTACAAGCTCGACGAGCCGGAACCGTTCTTCCCGCTCTTCCTCAACTAGGACGCGAACCAGCCCGGAAAGGAGATTGACCGATGGCAAGGCGCGGATACGTGCAGCTCGTCAACGGCTTCTACGACAACGACAAGGTGCGGGACCTCGTGCGCAGGGGCCGCGCCGACTCTGTGGGCGTGTACTGCATGGCCCTCTCGTTGTGCGGCGACAGGCTCACGGACGGTTTCATCCCACGCCGCGCCATGCTCTCCAACATCGGTGCCACCCCCGAACAGGTGCGGGCGCTCGTGGACGAGGGGATGCTCGAAGCGGTCGAAGAAGGCTGGCTGATCCACGACTACACCGAGCACAACCGCACCAAAGAGCAGGTATTGCACGCCAGGAAGAAAAGCGCCGAGCGCGTGGCCAAGCATCGCAACGAATCCGATGTAACAGCGTTACATCGGAACTGTAACGCTGTTACATCGGGACAAACACCAGAACACCAGAACACCAGAACCCAAAAGAAAGAGAAAGAAGAATATTCTTCTTCTTTCTCCAAAGAAAGCGTGAAGGATTTCGGTGAGTCACGGGAGTGCTGCGAAACGGACAAGACGCTGGCCGTGGAATATCCGAACCTCGACCTCGAATCCGCATGGCTCGCATTCGCAGGCCGCCACCAAGGCGAAACACGCTCCGTCAACGACTGGACGCGACTATGGAAAGGCTGGTGCCAACGCAGAGCCAACATGAGCGGCATACCACCCTCGAAACGCCACATACACACATGGCAGTGCGAGCACGTGCTACAGGCGCTCGGACGCGACGGGGAAACCGCCACGCCAGACCAACAAGCCTGCCAGATGGCGAAACAACTCAACAAGGAGGAAAACGCGAAATGAACAGCAGAACCACCACCCATCCCACGCACGAAGAACTAGCCAAAGCATGGCGAGAAGGCTACGCCGCAGGGTGGAAAGACCAGGAATGCGACTTCCCGCAATATACAAGCGAAAACCCATACAAGCATTTACTTCGAAAACAGCAAGGGAGGGAGGCAGGACGATGACCGAGCGTGAGGGATACTGCGTGAGCATCCGCGAATCCTACAGAGCGCCCGACTCCACGCCGGTCGGATGCGCGGTTGTGTTATGGGCTTGGAGCAGTTACGACGAAACATGGTGGTATGCGGCCAGGCGTGAATACCTGTTCGCGGACTACAACGGCAGCCGCAGGAAGGCGTTGCGGCAGGCGAGACGGGACGCGAGAAAACTCGCCGGAATCTTCGACTGCACTAACCATGACATCAACGAGGAAGGAATGTGGCAATGAACGGCGTGGGCACGTTGGACACAAGCATCTTGGACGGCTACATCGTCCGCCCGAAGGGTGATATGAGACGGTATACATGCCGAGTGTACAAGACGCTCCAAAAGGCATCGGATGTGGCGCAGGAGCGCGCCGACTCCCGCCACAGGCCGTACGAGGTGCGTGCAGCCTATGAGACTTCGCAGCGGATCATTAAAACCATCGAACCAGGGGAAAGCAAATGAAGAAAATACTCGAGAACATGATCATCAAATGGCATCAGGCCGGATACACGCTCGACGAAATCGCGCCACTCATGCCACAAGTGCCCAAAGCCGCAATCGCGGCCATCATCCACCAGCACGACAAGGAGATCAGACTTTGACCGACTGCCAGCACTGCCACAAGCCAATGAAACCGGCGTCCGCGAACATGCTCTGCGCAAACTGCCGTGAAGACTACTGGCAGCTCATCCACCAACTCGGACACGTCCAACTACCAGCCCTGCGAAGCATCATGCTCCGCCAGGCACACATCGGCCCCGCAAGCCACACGCCAAACAAAGGCAACGCGCCACTACCCATCGACACCCGCGCACAAGACCTCATCACCGAATCAGAAGCATGGCTCGCCGAACAAGCAGGCAAAATCAGGACGCAATACGGCAACCTGCCATGGAACAAGGCATGGCAGCGCATCATCGCCAACAAACACACCATATTGACGATGAGCACCGCAGCAGACGACTACACCACCCTGCAACACATCACCAGACGCAACGAACAAGCACTGACACCAGAAGAGGCCATGGTCATCATCGGCACCTGCCCAAAATGCGGCCACCAAGCCACCAGCACGCCACACGCCGAAACATGGACATGCCCACACTGCAAATGGCAAGGCGGAGTCCAAGCCATCAAAGCCGAACGCGACAACAAACTCTGGCAACTCGAATACACCGGAAAACCAGTTGAAGTCGCACGCTACCTCGCCAAAATGGACATCCACTGCACCAGCGACCAGATCCGCCAATGGCTCACCAGAGGCAAACTGCACGCCACGCCGACAAAACACAAAGGAGAGTACGTGTTCAACCTCGGAGAAATAACCGCCATGCTTGACTGTCACAATTAAAATGCTATACTGTCGTATGTTCGTAAAATGGTTCAGCCAGAAAATGGTTGGACCATTATTCATATCCAGCTTCGATAGCCCAACGGTCAGCACAGATACCAAGGCGGTGACCACATGCCAAGAATCCGCAAGACCACACGCCAATTCGAAAAAGACAAAGCAACATTCTTCAACCAATGCAAGGCACAGCATGCAGTCTGCTGGTTGTGTGGCATGCCGATAGACTATGCAACCACGAAGAACACCACCGATGATTCATTCAACCTCGATCACCTCTATCCCGTCTCGAAGCACCCCGAACTCCAATTCGACCCAGCAGGCTTCAAACCAAGCCACACCAGCTGCAACCGACTCAGAAGCAACCAAGACCCACCAACACCAATCGGCACACTCTCAAGACAATGGATTAAGACAGCATGAGCAAGGAGGCAATGATGCCACAGCAGCCAGCCACACTAGAGCTCACCGCCACAATCAGCGACAAGACATTCCCAATCAGCTCATTCACCATCAACATCCCAATCAACGTCACCCACAACGAAGTCACCAACTACAAAGCCGGAGGCACATACACCACACTCATCACTCCAAAACCACCAAGCACAGACGAACTCATCACACGATTCACAAACGCAATCAAAGCATTAAACAACATTCGAAACCAACCCCGACGAGGTAGGGGCGGTGAAATCCTGAAAACCACCCCGAGCCGACCCATGTCCCGCGTGGTTGCTCTTCCTCTCCCCGATAATGTTTTTTGTTGATGGGTCGCGCGCGAAGGAGGCTTTATGGCAGTCAAGAAGGATGTTTCCGAGCGTCGTTTCCCGCATGAGTCCGTGGCTGATGCGTTGGAGAGGTCTTTGCGTAATGCGAAGTCGTTGCGTGCTGAGAATGCGGCTGTCGTGGCCGCTGCGCGTATTCTCGCCAACCGGATTGATTCGATTTGCGAGACTGGTTTCATTGACGAGAACGGGAAATTGGACAATGTGTCGGTTCCGACGTTTTTGAAATACTGCCAGTCGCTTGGTTTGACGGTGGATGTTCCGGCTAAGGTTGGTCGGCCTGCGAAGCCGAAGGCCGAGGAGAAGCAGGAGACGCCGAAGAGCGACAAGGTTGTGCAGATGGCGGATTTCATGAAGCGTTTCGGCTAGGAGGTGTCCGATGGCGGCGGAGAATCTCACGGTTTTCGGTGCCATCGACGATGAGAGGCATGGCGTGACCTTGCCGCGTATCTTCACGCCGCCGCTCCGGCCGTTGACCAAGGAGACCTCGAATGGTTTCGCGGTGATCGCGTTCGCGGAGATCATGCTGCATGTCCACCTTTACCCGTGGCAGCAGTGGTTATTGGTGCATGCCTTGGAGTTGCTTGAGGATGGCAGTTACCGTTTTCGCAAGGTGATTGTGCTTGTGGCCCGCCAGAATGGCAAGACCACGCTTATGGGCGTTTTGGCCGCGTGGTGGCTGTTCGTGGACTCCAACAAGCATCCGGATAGGGTGCCGCCGGTGAAGTTCCTCGTGGTCGGTGCGGCGCAGACGTTGGACAACGCGAAGGGCCCTTACAATCAGGTCAAGGAGTGGTGCAATCCTCAGCCCTCGACTGATGAGGAAGCGGATCTGGTGATTCCGTATCTCGCCGCGATGACGCAGAAGTTCGTCAACACGAACGGCGAGGAGGCGATCATCACCCGTTCGAAAGCGCGGTATATCGTCCGTGCCGACAAGAACATTCGAGCAAAGTCGGCTGCACGTGTGGTTTTCGACGAGTTGCGTGAGCAGCATACGGACGATGGGTGGAACGCCGTCAGTCAGACCACGAAGGCCGTGTGGTCGAGCCAATTATGGGGCATCAGCAATGCGGGCGATTATCGCAGTGTCGCGTTGCGCAAGCAGGTGGACAAGGGCCGTAAGCTTGTTGACGAGTGGACGCGCCTGAGCGCCGACGGTGGCAATCCGGCCGACGTGTTCCTGTCCGGCGAGCAGGATGGGTCGTTTGGCTATTTCGAGTGGTCTGCTCCTGACAAGTGTCCGGTGGATGATGCCGACGCTATCCGTCAGGCGAATCCGTCGCTCGGTTACGGGCCGATGACCGTCATGAGCGTCAGATCCGATATTGATGGCATGACCGAGGCCGCGTTCCGTACCGAGGTCCTGTGCCAGTGGGTTACGGCTGACATCATTCCTTTCATCAGTCCGAAAATGTGGGCGAGCGGCATCGACTCGCGTTCCACGATTCCGGACGGTAATCGTGTCGTCCTTTCCGTGGATACGTCGGCTGACCGTAAGACCACGTATGTGGCCGCTGCCGGAATGCGTGCGGACGGTTTGCCTCATGTTGAGCTGATAGCCCGTCGTGACGGCATGCTGTGGGTGCCGCATTATCTCGACCTTTTGCAGGAGCGTTGGCCGCATATCACGGAGATCGCCGTGCAGGGCAAGGGCTGTCCGGCAGTGGACTTCATCGACCCTCTCACCGAAAAAGGCTGGAATGTGCATCTCATCGAAGGCTTCCGTCTGGGCGCGTGCTGCGGTCGTTTTCACGACCGTGTGCGTGAGGGCAAGCTGCGGCATCTTCCGCAGCCGGCAGTCGAACAGCAGGTGAGTGTGGCCGTGTCCCGGCGTCTTGGCGAGGTCGAGGTGTGGGACAGGACGAAATCAGCATTGCAGATCAGCGGCCTAGTGGCCGAATCGCAGGCATTGTACGCGCTTGAGACCATGCAAGTCGAAAACGAAAAACCGAAATATGCGCCGAGCGTGACCCATTTCGCAGTCGTATGACCCAGTGAGGAGGTTTCATGGGGTTCTTTTCCAGATGGCTCAAGAAAAGCCCGGTATCCGTGTCCCAGAAGTTCTCCGAATCGCCAGTCAACATTTCGCAGGTCGCGCAGCTGCCAATCGATTGGTTCGGTGCCGGAGTCTACGAGCGAGAGGCTGCGGTGCGCACCGTCATCGACCATATCGCGCGGAATATCGCCAGCATGCCGTTCAAGGTCTACACTCGCCAGCCTGACGGTGACCGTGTGGAGGACACGACAAGCCATTTGGCGCAGTTGATGGCAAAGCCGAGCGTTCTTCCTGGCATGACGCGCTACCGATTCTTCTACTCGCTGCTCTGCGATGGCCTGCTCAATGACCGTTGGCTCTGCCTGTTGGATGCCGACAGGCAGTCCGGCAGACTGTGGCTGCGGCGTATTCCGGTGCAGAATTTCACTCTTTCCGGCAACACTCTTGACGAGATCACCGGCGTGCAGATCAGCACCGGACAGCCGGAAGGAAGCCAGTACTTCAAACTGCCAGACCCGCAGATTCTGCTGGATGTGGGCTACAGCACGTCCGGCATCGGCGGTTCTCCCGTGTCCGGCACTCTCGCACCGCTTTTGGCGGAGGCGCGTGAGATGGCCGAATATCGACGTGCGGTAGCGAAGAACGGCGGCCAGATTCCAGCGTACATCTCCCGTCCGAAGGAGATGCCGTGGCCGTCGCAGGAGGCGCAGGACGAATTCGTGCAGGGCATGCGCAATTACAAATCCGGCGGGAATCTTGCCGGTGGCTGGCCGCTGCTCAACGACGGCATGGAAATCAAGACCGTGGACGCGTTCAAACCGATTGACATGCAGGACATCGACGCGAGGGACAGGATTCGCATCGACGTGGCCAACGCATTCCACATCGCGCCAGAGAATCTAGGCTTCCGCAGCGGCACGAATTCCAACATCGGAGCCTTCAAGGAGCAGATGTGGAACGTGGAGTTGATGCCGTACATCGTGGCGTTCGAGCAGTCGCTCAATTTGCTGCTGCCAGACGCGCTCGGCCAGCCGGACGCCAACATCGAAGCGAATGTTGACGCGAAGCTGCGCGGAACGTTCTCCGAACAGTATCAGGCGCTCAGCACGGCCACGGGGCGTAGTTTCATGACCACGAACGAGGCGCGGCGCATCCTCAACTATCCGAAGCTTGATGGTGGCGACGAATTGGTGACGCCACTGAACGTGGCAACCGGCGGACAGCCCAGCCCGCAGGATGGCGGCAGGACGCAGAACGCGCAACAGAACAATCCAGTGAACGGAGAAGGACAGTGAATCTCAAACAGCTCAGATTCAACGTGAAATCCTTGGATGATTCGGCTGGCGAAGGCGTCTTCAGCGGCTACGCCAGCACTTTCGGCAACAAGGACCTGCAGGGCGACGTGATCGCCAAGGGCGCTTTCGCGGAGACCTTGGAGAAGGACTACGACGGCGGAGCCGGCATCCCGATCCATTGGAACCATCAGGACGGCAAGCCGACCGACATCATCGGACGCACCTTGAGCGCCGTGGAGGACGAGAAGGGCCTGCTCATCTCGGCACAGCTCGATATCGAGGATAATCCGACCGCACAGCAGGCTTACGACCTGCTCAAGGATGGCAGGGTTCATCAGATGAGCATCGGCTTCGTGCCGACGAAGACCGCGTGGATCACGGAAAAGGGCGACGGCCCGTGGGGCGGCCATTCCGAATTCCAGCGGATCAAGCTTTTCGAGATCAGCGTGGTGCCGGTGGCCGCGAACCAGCAGGCCGAGATTCTGGCGGTGAAGTCAGGTCGCGCCATCAGCTCCGCCAACGAGGAGAAGCTTCGTGCCGCATTGGCGTCACTGAACGAGGTGCTGGAAGGCATCGATTCCGACAATTCCAGCACTTCCGACGAAGATAAGCCGGATGATTCCAAGACCGGCGAGAAACAGGATGATAAGAAGCTTGCCCCTGATAAGGGTAGGGACGCGGAGGCTGAGAAGGCCGAGCGTCTGAATGTAATCAAATCCGCCCGTGAACTGGTCACTGGCGGCAAGGACAACAAGGAGACCAAATGAGTTTCAATGATCGTCTCGCCAAGACCAAGGCCGCCATCGAAGCGGTGCTGGCCAAGGGCGAGGATAATCTCGACGCTTCCGACATCGAGAAGCTGAAGGGTCTGAACGCCGAGGCGCACGAATTGCAGGATTCCATCGAAACGGTGGATGCGGTGCATAAGCGTTTCGCGGGATTGACCGACAATCTGGCGGACACCCAGAAGAGCGGCGCCGCATCCGGCGAGTCTCTTGGCGATTTCGTCGTGAAGAACATCGGCGAACAGCTGGCGAAGATAAAGGGAGTGTCGGGAGCGTCAATCGCGGCACCGGAATGGGCTCCGCGCCGCAAGGCCAACACTGACACGCAGGTTACCGGCGGCCCGTCCGGCACGTACGGCTCCCTGTTGACCTACGTGGACCCGAATTTCGTCCAGGCTTACCGCCGTCCGACCATCACCAACCTATTCGGTGTCGGCGCGATCAGCGGACAGGCCATCACCTACTACGTGGAAGGCGAAAAGGAAGGCGATTTCAAAACCGTCGGCGAAGGCGAGAAATTCAGCCAGATCCATTACGCGAACGCGACAGAGCACACCGACGCATTATCCACAATCGCTGGATTCATCAAGGAATCCAACGACATGATCACCGACCTCGAATTCCTGAAGTCCGACATCGATGGACGCCTGCTCTACGATCTGAGCATCGTCGAGGAGCAGCAGCTGCTCAACGGCGACGGCACCGGCAAGAACATCAAGGGCCTGCTGAATCGCGAAGGAATCCAGTCATACACCGCTACCGACGCCGGCAATGACGTTGCCATCCTGCACGCGCAGTCGATGATCTCCACCACGACCGGCATGATGCCGGATGCCCTTGTCATCAATCCGACAGACTATGAGGCCATTCGGTTAAAGAAGGACAATGATGGCAATTTCATCGGCGGTGGACCGTTCTACGGCGTGAATGGTGGCGCGCTGACCATCACTCCGCGCCTCTGGGGTCTGGACACCGTGGTGACTCCCGCTGTCGCCGCCGGCACAGCCATCGTCGGCTCCTTTAAGGGCGCTGCCACCTTCTACCGCAAGGGCGGCGTGACGGTCGAGGCCACCAATTCCAATGACACCGACTTCATCTCCGATCTGGTGACCATTCGCGCCAAGGAGCGTGTGGCTTTGGCCGTGCGCAAGCCGAAGGCTTTCGTCAAGCTGACCATTAAGTAAGGAGACGTGATATGGCTCGACAGTTCCGAGTGATTCCAGCCTCGGCGGCGAAACTTGACCCGAATGCCAACGTGGCCGATGTGGTCTTCGTCGGGTCCAACGGCAAGCCGACCGATATTGGCAGCGCTGCAGTGAAACCTGCAACGCATGTGGCTTTGGCCGCCGGCGCCACACCAACCAAGAGCGAATTCGACGCCCTGGTCAATTCTCTGATTGCTGCTGGCCTGATGGCTGCACAGTAAGCGTGGAGGTCGGCATGAGTGATGTGAATGTGGTTCCCGACATGATTGCCGACCCCTCGGCTTTCGAGGATGACGCGCAGTTTCGGCTTAAGGCTGCTCAGGCGGCGATCAGGCGTGAGTGTGGTTGGCATGTCATGCCGAACGTGGCATTGTCCGGCGTCATCAACTCGCGTGGCGGCACGGTTATTCGGCTGCCGGCCCGTCATGTGACGAGCATCGAATCATTGACAGACCGCGACGGTAACAAGCTGGCTTACGCCTATGACCCGGAGACGGGTCTTGTGGAGTCGCTTTCGGGTGGCTTTCCCACTGGCATCGCGGCCATCCGCTACGAGATTCACGCGGGATACAATGACGCGCCGGACGTGCAGCAGGTGCTCATCAGCGCCGCGAAGCGAGCCGGCATGAGCCCGATCGGGCTCGTCACCTCGCAGTCCACGAATGGCTCCAGCGCGAGTTTCGACGTGGTGTCTCTCATGCAGGCGGAGAAGGACAAGCTCAAACCCTACCGGCTTGGAGGATTGCCATGAGCCTGCTTGACGATCTGAACGCCGGTGACGGATGGCGTATGCTGGGCGCCACCAAATGGCGGCGACTGCGTGCGAGGAAAGCCGATGACCCGTATTCCGGCGAACAGACCGGCGAGGACTGGTCCAATCCGGGAACCTTGGATTTCACCGGCGCTCTCGCCAGCTCCAGCAGCACGCGCACGCCCGACGGTCTACGCGAGCAGACCACGAGCACGGCTTACCTTACGTCTCCTGATCCGTCCTTGGACATCATGCCGGGTGACAGGATTCAAGCGTTGCCGGATGACGGGCGATGTTGGGAGGTCAGCGGCTATCCGAGTCGTGACGCGAATGCTTTCATGTCGTGGCAGCCGACGATCGAGATCCCACTATCCGAATATCGGGGGTGACGGCTTTTGGGAGTGATGGTCAAATTCAACGACAAATATTTTGACGAATTGATGAATTCGGCTGGTGTCAAGGCCATGACCCGTCGTGCCGCCGAGAAGACGCTCGAATATGCGAAAGCGCATGCTCCGGTGGACACTGGAGCGTATCGCGATGGCCTCCAGATCAAGGAGGTGCAGCACGAGCATCGAACCACATGCATGGTGGTCGGCACCGACCCGAAGACCCTGCTCGTGGAATCGAAGACGGGCAATCTCCGCAAGGCGTTGAAGGCAGGCAAGTCATGACCATGGTCTTGCCGCCAGACATTGAATCGTGGATCTGCTCTTTTCTGCGTGCCAGGCTTAAGCCGTCTTTCCCGATGATCATCGTTTCGAATCGCGAGCCGGACGATTACGACGGCTCACGGCCGCTCGTCGTGGTGCGTGACGATGGCGGATCGCAGTCGAATCGCGTGCTCTTCGACCGGAGCGTCGGCGTGACCGTGCGCTACGGGGCTCGTGCCGCTCCGAAACCATGCCGTGACTTGGCAGCACGGATCTACGGCCTGCTCACCGACCCGGCGATTTGCTCTATTGATGGTTCCCCGATCGCGGCAATCGAGGAGGACGGGTGCAATGGTCCGTATTTCGTGGCCGAGGACGCGAACATCGCACGCTCCTATCTGACAGTGGAATTCTCCGCTATTGGGGAATTTCGATAATTCAATGATTTTTAATTTTTAAGGCGTTGAAACCAAGTGTTTCAGCGCCTTTTTTGTTGAAAGGACAAAATATGGCAGCTGATTCAGCAGGCAATGACCTTAGCGCCGCGAAGATCGTGGTTACAAGCGCCTACCGTTTCGCACCCTATGACGCGACTAAGAAGCTGACCGCTGATCTCATCGCGACGACCGTGGCCGATGTGAAGACCGGCTTGAACGATATTTTCAGCAAAGGCGGTTTCGTCGGCCTTATTACCGAGGATGGCGCGCCGCAGCCCGGCCGCGACGCCGACGACGCGATCAAGTTCCATCAGCCCGGCTACAGCATCAACAGCCAGGCTGCGTTGAACGAGCAGTTCACCGTGGCCGAGGATAACGACATCACGCGCCAGATGACCATCGGCAAGCCGGACACGAATGGCGTGTATCACGTGACCGATGTGATTCAGAATGGCAAGTGGTTCTGCTACAAGGAGACCGTTTACAAAAACGGCACGCACCGTCGTCGGCTGGGTGTCGTGAATCTGACCGGCAACGAGCAGGGTCAGGAGACCTCCGGCAAAAACACCGGTGACGCTTGGACCATCGAATGGATTCAGGATGATGCCTGCGATTCCGGCAACAGCAAGTATTTGGAGTCCTTCGTGACTCCGACTGTTTCATCCGGTCCTCATGCCAGCGATCATCAGGCTGATGATTCCGAGTCTCAGCCGGTCGCCGACTGACATTGATTCTTCCTAGCATGTGCTTCTTTCTTCCTTTCTTCGCATGTGCTGGGATCCTTCCTCTTCATCCACGAACGTAAAGGAATTTTTCATAGTCATTTGAAAGAAGGAAGAAATGACCAAGAATGTGATGCCCTCCGCCGACGATTTCGACGCCTGGACTCAGGAGGATGAGGACAAGGCGCTTGAAGCGTCCGCCGAGCAGATGAAGGTGAAGCACCTCATCAAGGACGGCAGCGTCTGGTTTTTGGCTCCTCATGGCCATATTTACAAGCTGCCCTTGAATCTGAGCATTGATGATTTCGTGCGTCTGAGCGACCTGCAGTCGAACACGGAGCAGATTCAGACGTTGAAGGACATCCTTGCGGCTTTCGCCGGCGAGGATGCGGCCAAGGAGCTGGCGAAGGAGCCGGCCATGGTCCCATTCAACATTCTCAACGATTACGGCGATGTTTTGGCGAAGATTCAGGGTGTGGATTTGGGAAAATCGTCGGCTTCTGCCAGCTCCTCCATGGGGAAGACGGCAATCGAATAAGGGCTGATTTCGCGGCTCGCGGGTGGAGTCTGCAGGCTGACTTGGGCGGCAGGCTCCGCTACCGCGACGCAATCGCATTGTGGGAAAGCCTCTCGGCAGACCCAGCGACGTATACGGGCATGACTGCGGTGCATATGGTGCTGCCGATGGATGCGACGGCTATCATCACCGCGATTCAGGCGGGTGGCACGTCGATTCTTGGTGACCTCGCGCCCGAAAAGGCTGGGGAAAAGCACGTCGAAGTGACCGATGAGGAGCGTCGTGCGGCTTTGGAGTCGATGAGCAACATCTTCGGCTTCAAAAAGACAAGTGAATAGAGGAGGCTGTCATGGCTGGCGGCAGTGAGCTTGGCTCCGCGCATGTGAGCATTTTCCCGCAGATGAAGGGCTTCCGCCAGAACGTGGCGAAAGAAACCGGCAAGGCAGTCTCCGACCTGAAAAACGCCTTTTCCAAAGGGTTTAACGGGGCGCAGCAGGGCAAGCAGGCCGGCAGCGCCTTCAAAAACGGGTTCAGCAGCGGGGCCTCCGAGCTGAATTCCGATGCTTTGAAATCCTTTCAGAAGGATGTGGCCCAAGCATCGCAGAAGAATACTGACGCGCTGCTGAAATTCAAGGCTGCCGGCGTGCAGGTGCAGGCCGCGCAGGAGAAGCTGAACGCGGCCACACAGAAATATGGAGCGGACAGTACACAAGCTCAGGCTGCGGCCATCAAACTCGAGCAGGCGCAGATTCGGCAGAAGGCGGCGGCTGACAATCTCAAGGCGGCGACCGATAACCTCAAGACCGCCAAGGGACGGCTTAAAGACCTTGAGACGCAGTTGGCCGCAGAGTCGGACAAGTCCAAGAACGCTTTCGACCGTATGGCTTCCGGCTTCGCTTCAACCGCCCAGCAAATCGTCGGCAAGATTCCAGGCGTGAATGCCGCAGTGCGGAATATCAGTTCGACGGCTGGCGCGGTCACGTCCAACATCAAGGAGAAGTTTTCGGCTGCTTGGAATGCTTTGCCGGAGGGTGCGCGTAATGCTGCCGCAAAGGCCGGTAACGCGTTGCATTCGGGGTTGAGCAAGGCTTCCGGTTTCGCTTCGAAGGCCGTGAGTGGTATCGGCAATGCCGCGAAGGGCATGGCTACCGTCGTGTCCGGCGCGGCCACCGCAGCTGCCGCATACCTCGTCAACTTCGGGCGCCAGTCCGTCGATGCGGCGCTCAAGGCCGAAGAGGTGACCGCGAAATTCCAGCAGGTCGCCAAAAACAACAATTGGACGGACGAAGAGCAGAAGTCACTGCTCAGCCTTAATAAGACGCTTGGACAGACCGGCGTCATATCCGGCGGCACGCTCAAGGCCGCTCAGGCACAGCTTGGCACCTTCGCGCTGACGGCCGATCAGGTCAAGACGCTGACGCCCGCTTTGGCGGACATGATCGCCAACAACAAGGGCTATAACGCGACGGCGCAGGATGGCGTGCAGATAGCCAACCTGCTCGGCAAGGTCATGACCGGCAACGCCACGGCATTGTCGAAATATGGCGTGACCATGACCGACGCGCAGAAGAAAGTCCTGCAGGAGGGCAGTGCGTCGGAGAAGGCAGCCATGGCCGCGCAGGTCTTGGAAGCCAACTTCGGCGGCATCAACAGGGCCTTGGCGCAGACCCCGCAGGGCAAGATGACGATACTGCAGCATGAGATCGCGGGTTTGAAGACTTCGGTCGGCAATGATCTCATCGCGGCTTTCGGTGGGGTCGGCGGCGCGGTCATCAAGATGGTGCAGGCCGTCGAACCGCTCATCACCGCGCTGTTTGACAAGATTGCTCAGCTGGCGCAGAAGATCGGCCCGCCGCTGGAGAAAGTGTTCGGTGCTGTCGCTGACAAGATCGGCAAGGTTGATTTCAGCGGCCTGTCGAATAGCCTTGGCTCGTTGTCCGGTCCCATCGCCGCAGTGACTGGCTTGCTTGGCGCGGCTGGTCTTGGTGGTGCTTTGAGCGGCTTGAGTGGAGTGCCGGTGATTGGCGGCCTGCTGTCTAAGTTCGGTGGCGTGCTGTCCGGTCTTGGCGGGCCTATCACTCTTGTGATTGGCGCTCTGGCCGGATTGATCGCCACGAGCCCGCAATTGCGCAGCGAATTCGGCGAGATGTTGAAAAACGTTTTAGCCAGCCTGCAGCAGGCATTCCAGACGCTTCAGCCGTCGATTCAGGCGCTCATGACGGCCTTGGGCCAATTGACGGCAGCCGTGATGCCGGTGATCACGAATGTGATCGGTCAGATAATCCCGCTGCTGACGCCGATAATCTCCACCTTGGTGGGCGTTTTGGTGCCGGTGATCCAGGGCGTTCTGACCGTGGTGACCTCCGTGATCACGGCGATCACTCCGGCCATCCAAGGCATCCAGCCGATCGTCATTACCATGATCAATGAGGTCATGGCCGTGATTCAGACGCTCATGCCGGTGATTCAGGCTCTCGCGCCATTGGTGTCCACCATCATTTCCGCGATTGTCGGCTTCATTAACTCGACATTGCTGCCGACCATCCAAGCGATGCTGCCATTCATTCAGGGGGTCATCAATGGCATCGCGATGGTGGTCAATGGTATCGTCAATGTCATTCAGGGGGTCATCAATCTGGTGACCGGCCTGATTCACGGCAATTGGCAGCAGGCGTGGAACGGTTTCAGTCAGATCGTGCATGGTGCCGTGCAGGGCGTGCTTGGCTTCCTTGGCGGCATCGGCAGTGCCATTATGGGCGTGTTCGCCGGTGCCGGCACGTGGCTGTGGAACGCTGGCGCGAGCATCATCAATGGTCTGCTGAATGGTTTGAAGGCGGCTTTCGGAAAAGTGAAGAGCTTTGTGAGCGGTATCGGTGACTGGATTGTCCAGCATAAGGGTCCGCTCAGCTATGACAAGGTCATGTTGAAGCCTGCTGGTCAGGCGATCATGCAGGGCTTTGATAAGAGCCTCAAGGCTGGCTGGAAAGACGTGCAGCGCACTGTCAATGGAATGAACGCGCAGATCAACGGCGGCTTCGACGTCGATGCGTCGAAGACCGGCAGAGCGAATGTCAGCAATGGCGGTGGTTCGACCACGTATGTCCAGCAGACCTTCAACTATCCGGCGATTGCTCCGACGAGCATTAGCACGCAGCAAAGATTGCAGACGGCGGCAATGCCGCAATGGTGACAGGGAAAGGGTGGTGCAATGATTCTCGCGGATTATCTCATCAACGGTCAGCAGCTGACCGGTGAGCATTCGAGTCTGATCGTCGGCACCACCCATTTCACAAGCATTAGCCCGCGTATCAATTCCGTGACCGTGAATGGCCGGAACGGCGTCATGCTTCCGGCTGGGCCGGTGGCTTTCGATGCGCCGGAAATCACGTTGAAATTCATCACGAATGGCAGTGATGCGGATACTTTGATGCATCGCTTTTATCGGCTCTGCCGCCTCGCGTCCAAGTTGACTCGTGTGGAGCGTGACACGGTCTCCGGCTTGACGCGACGTATGACCGCTAGCGCGGTGTGCACGTCCTGTCAGCCGGACGGTGACGAGATTCCGTGGGATGACCACAGGGCAGCGACCGCCGTATTCCAGTTGCCGGACGTGTTTTGGTTTGGCGTGCAGTGGCAGGAGGTGACGTTGGCCGCTTCGGGCGGCAGGCTCCTGCCGGGCGGGGTCGCCAAGCCGAGCGGCAAGGGGTATTGGACACGCTGGACTGGGTTGCCGAATGCTTCGCCGTCCATGATGTTCGACACGCTGCCGGAGGGGTGGCTTTCCAACGCGCCGATCGGCACGCTGGTGCTTCGTTTCGGAGCGGCCACTGGCGTTACCATCGCCGATCCGGTGAGCGGCACGAATCTGGTGTGGGGCGGCCAGCGTGACGCCTCGCGGCCTTACCTCTTCGTCGATGTGGCCAATCGCAAGGCGTGGACGGCGGCCAATGCCGACGCATGGTCCGGCGGTACGGATGCGTCGAATGGCGTCGACTGGACCACCGAGCCACTGCAGGTGTGGCCGGCGATAGATTCCGGCGACTATCGGCTTGATATCAGACAGACCGGCGGCACCGACAAGGTGACCTGCCGGTTTTTGCAATCATGGGAGTAGTTAATCATGGGCAAGTCTTTGCATGCTCGTCTGGTGGCCTACAGGCCTTTCGGCGCGCGTATCGGCGTCCTTGCGGAGCCGGTGAGCTTCAGCGCGTCCATGCTGCACAATGATGATGGAGCGATCAGCATCGAGTATTCGATGTTGTCCGGTGACGCGCAGGCGTTCGACCGTGAGCTTACTGACGGTCTCGAAGTGGCCGTGGAGGTGTCGGACGGCACCGGCTATCGCGAGCCGGACAATGCTCGCTATGTCATCACTGGGCGCAGCGGCAAGACGGACGACCGTACCAAGACCGTCACCTATTCCGGCCAGTCGATCAGCTGGCTCCTGAGCAAGGCGGAGAACAACGATTCCAGCCATCTGCTCACGGACGGCGACAACAAGGGCAAAAGGCCCTTCTATTCGGCGAATCCGGGTGTGATCCTCAAGACCCTGTTGGACGAGAACAAGGCGCGTGGCGGCGTGGCCACCGGCCTGACGCTCGGCTTCGATACCGCGAGGGACGCGGGCGGCGCGGCATGGGCGAGGAAGTACACGCTTTACTATTCTTTGGGCACCGACCTGCAGACCATTCTCAGCTCGCTGGTCAATGGCGGTGGCTGCGACTGGCGCACCAGCGGGCGCACGTTGAAAATGTGGAACGCGGACAGCACTGCCTTGAGCCGTGATCTAAGCAAGCAGGTCATACTCCGGCTTGCCCGTGACATCGGCGAGGCTCCATACGAGGAATCCATCTCGGATCTGGCCAGCACGATCCTCGTTGAGGGTGACAATAATCTGCTTTTCCGCATGGATAATCCGGCTGCTCCGACGCCTTGGGGCAAGTGGGAGTCCTATTCGTCGCAGGGTGGCGTGTCCGACAAGGACACCGCTCAGGCCTTTATGCAGAGCACTTTGGATGATGCTGCGAGGGTGCGTGGCCAGTACACGCGCGATCTGGTCATCAGCGAGGTGGACGCGCTGCCGCTCGTCGACTATCATGCTGGCGATTGGATTACCGCCCCCACCGTCTCCCATGGGGAGAAGGTGCGCGTGCAGGAAATCGACCTGAGCATGCGCCAGAATGAGGGCTTATCCTGCTCAATCGCTCTGAATGACATCAAGTACGACTCGAGCGTGCGTCAGGCGAAGAAGATCAAGGGCATCACCGGTGGCGCCGCGTTGGCCGGCAGCGAGGGCGGCACGACCGCCTCGTCCGACCGTGACCATCGCGTCCCGAAGGCCCCTCTCGGATTGATCGTGCAGACCGACGCCTACATTGGCTCAGATGGTTTCGCGCATGGTCTGGCCACGGCTTCGTGGTCCGCCGTGACCGAAGCCACGAACAACACGTCCATCGAGATCGGCAATTACGCCATTGAGTGGCGCAAGCACGTGGATGGCGCGCCGTGGCATTCCGCCGGCGTGACCGATAAGACGCAGCTCGGTTTCGGCGGCTTGGATTGCGGCACGCAAATCGAGGTGCGTGTCAGGGCTGTGCCGACGTATTCGGACAAGCTCGGAGAATGGTCGAGCGTTTTCGTGGCCACGGTCGAATCGGATACGACGCCATGCTCTGTCCCGTCGAAGCCGGTATTGTCGTCCGAGCTTGGCGTGGTGACCGTCCACTGGGACGGCAGGACCTTCACCGGCGCGTCGATGGAATCGGACTTCGATCATGTCGAGGTCGGCGAGGGCGTCAATGCGGACGGCATGACCGTCATCAGCGCCACCCAGTCCGGTCAAGGCGATTATCTTGTGACCGGTCTGGCTGCCGGTTCCCGGCACGCCTACGCGCTGAGGTCCGTCGATCATGCGGGCAACCGGTCCGGCTGGTCGGCCATCGCCTCGGTGACGGTCGCTTCTGCGGTCTCGCCGGAAGAAGTCAAACAAATCCAGAAGGATTTGGCTGACAACAAGACGGCTTCGCAGGATAATACGGCCAAGCTCGATCAGGCGCAGAAGGACATCCAAGCCAACAAGTCGAATCTCGATACGGCGAATCAGACGCTCTCGCAGGCCAAGGCCGATCTGTCGCAGGCGCGGAAGGACATCGCGCAGACCAGAAGCGACCTGACCACGGCGAACGGGGAGATCAGCAAGGCGAAGGAGTCGGCGGCGCA